CGCGCAGCAGCAGGGCCACCACCGACGCGCCGGCCCGGTCTTGCAGGGCGCGCAGATCGCGCACCGTGTCGTATATGCCCTGGTAGTGCGGGTTGGTGACGATCCACGTCCGCCACGGCAGGCCGGCCGGCGGGCGCCACGTCGACACCGGCACGCGGTCGCACGGGTAGCCGGGCGCGGCGTCCGGGTCGATGTCGCACCCGAGCACCCTCACGCCGGGGGCCGCCCGCTGCGCCGCGCGACCGAAGGCCCCGCCGCCGCTGCAGGGCTCAAGGACCACGTCGGGCACCTCGAAGCAGTCGATCAGCCAACGCACGCAAGCCGCTGCGAGGCGGTCGTCGGTGTAGTAGCGGTCAAGGGGATCGCGACTCATGGGGTCGGCTCCGGATCAACATCCCCGCCCGCATCGGCCGCCGGGAACAGCCGCAGCCACCGCCCCGCGGCGTGCGCGGCGGCGCTGACGGCGGTGGCGCCCGCGGCGTGGGCGTAGTGCCTGCAGCACGTCAGCTCCGCCTCCGCGTCGATGGGCGGGAGCGTCTCGGGCGGGGTCACCGACAGGCGCGGGGTGCGGCCGCAGGTGGGGCAGCGCAGGCCCGCGGTCGGGTCGGCGGGGTCGGGGGCGTCGTGGGCGTGGTCGCGGATGAGGTGGATCATGCGGGCTCTCCGTCGAGGATGCTGCGGTAAGCGTTGTCGGTGACCAACTCAGCCTCGCGGGTCAGCCCGCGGTGGAGCAGGAACTCGGCGATGGCTGCCCGCTCGACAGCCGCACCCTCGTCGCGCCACGCTTGGCGCTCGACCTCGAGCTTGGCCGCGCGGGCCCGCCGCACCAAGGGCTCAGCGTGGACGTCGCGCGTCGGCGAGTAGTGCCCCAGTGCGCACACGCTCGCCCCGGATGGACTGCGGTCGCGCATGACAATGTGGCTGCCGCAGGTCTCGATGGGGCAGTAGCCTTGTGGGTTCAGGTCTTCGGTGGTCATGCGGGCTCCGGTGCGGTGAAGCGCAGGGCGCCGCCTACGAAGTCGGCGCGGACGTGCGCGGGGTTGGCGCCCTCGGCGATGAGGCGGCGGGCCGCGGCAGCGACGACGCCGCGCTCGACTTGGACGCGGATGCCGGTGCGGCGGTGGGCGGCAGCGTGGATTGCGGCGATGACGGCTTCGGCCATGTCGAGGGCGTCGCCCTCGGTGCGCGCCGGGGCTACCGGTGCGGCGAGAGCAGCGTTGGCGGCAGGCCACCACTCGGCGACGCGGGAGGCTTCGAGCAACTCGACAGCGACCCGGGTGGCCATGTCGGACGCGGCGGCGCGGGCGGCGGCGCCGTGGGCGAAGTCCTCGTCAGAGGACAGGTGCATGAACAGTTCGCCGGCGGCGCGGGAGGCGGCCAACTCCGCGAAGCCCAGCCACCAATCAGGCACGCAGTGGCGCGGGTCCACGGAGGCGGCGAAGCGGTCGCGTGCGACAGCGGCGCCGATCTGGCGGGCGGTGCGGAGGATGGTTGAGCGGCGGCGCATGGTCGGGCTCCTGTCGGTGAACGGTGGTCAGAAGGGGATGTCGTCGTCGGCGCCGTAGTCATCAGCCTTCGCCGTGGCGCGGGCGGGCGGCTTGCTGGCCTGCCGATCGGCGCTGCGGCTGTCCTCGGGGCGGTTGTGGCCGGTGCGGTCGGACGTGGCCCCGGCGCTGTCCTCGCGGCCGCCCAACAGGCGGATCTCGCCGGCGATGATCTCGGTCGACCACCGCTTCTGCCCGTCCTTGTCGGTGTACTCGCGGGTCTGGATGCGGCCCTCGACATAGAGCGGCTTGCCCTTCTTGCCGAAGCGCTCCATCAGGGCGGCGAGCTTGTCGAAGGCGACCACGCTGTGCCACTCGGTGTGGTCAGTCCACTGGCCGGCGTTGTCCTTGCGGCGGTCGGTGGTCGCGAGGCGGAGGGAGGCGATCTGCATTCCGCCGGACGTGGTGCGGAGATCGGCGTCGCGGCCGAGGTTGCCGATGAGGATGCACTTGTTGACGGTCATGCGGGCTCCTTTCAGCCTTGGAGGGGGTACTTGATGACGCGGTCGACGCTGATCTCAACGGCGCGGGAGCCAGCTTGCCACGGCTCGGGGACGTACAGGCAGACTTTGACGCCCCAGTCTTGGCGGACCTTGACGACGCGGACGTAGTAGCCGCGCGGGTGGAGGCGCAGGTCGCCGGCTTTGACGGGGGGTGGCTTTGGCTTGCTCATGGCTTTGGCTCCTGTTGGGTGGGGACGGCGGGCCAGAGTTCGAGGGCCCGGCAGAAGATTGTGGACGTGCGGCCGCGGTTGGACTTGACCGTGGCGCTGACTGAGTCGAGCGCGATTACGGTGACGGTGCGGCCTTTGTGGCGCGGGTCGGGGTCGGCCCTGACTTGGCCGACGATGAGGGGGGTGCGCATGGTGGCGGGCTCCTGTGTGGGCTGGGGGAGCGTAGCGCGGGAGGGTGCGGGGGTCAATAGCGACGGGCAAGAAAGATCGCAGACCTGCAGTTGACAGGGGCGCGGGCCTGCGGTAGAACCTTGGTGCCGACAGCGGCCGTCCTCCGCCCCACGCACGGGGCACCCCGCCGCACGCTCTGGCCAGGGCGTGCGGCGGGGCTGGGAGGGAGCGGTCCCGAGCGGCCCAGCAAGAGGACTGCCACAAGATGAACCAGATCGGACCGGGCGCGCCCCGGCCGGCCGTCGCTTTGCGTCCGTACCAGGAGCAAGCGATCGCGGCCGCGCGCGCCATGATTGCCACGAAGGCCGCCCGCGGCGAGCCGCGCCGGGCGATGATCGTGCTGCCCACGGGGTGCGGCAAGACCCGCACGGCGCTGACGTTGATCCAGCGGCGCATCGCGGAGGAGCCCGGCCTGCGGGTGCTCTGGCTCGCGCACCGGGCGGAGCTCCTGACGCAGCCGATTGAGGCGCTGATCGGCGTCGACCCGGACCTTGCGCGGCGGTGCGGCATGGTCCGGGGCGAGCGCGATCAGTCGGCTGCGCAGATCGTGATGGCGTCGTCGTCGACACTGCACAAGATGGAGCGGCTGAAGCACTACCTTGACCACGGCATCCCCGGGCTGGTCATCGTCGATGAGGCGCACCGGTCGCTTGGCGCAAAGTACGTGGCGATGATGCAGTCCATCGAGAACGCGGGCGCTGAGGCCAGCGCGCCGGTGGACTGGGTCGCGCTGACCGCGACGCCGGAAAGGACCGACCGCGTGTCGCTGGCGTCGTTCTGGGGGCCTGAGCCCGCGCATGTCTACGCCATCGCGGACGCGATCCGGGAGGGCTACCTGTGCCCGCCGCGGTTCGTTGACGAGCAGCTTGAGCTCGACGAAGTGCAGCGGGCGGAGATCAAGGCCATCGAAGACGCGGGCGACGATGAGCGGCTGGGCGATGCGCTGATCGAGTTCGGTGTGGTGCCCGCGACCGTGGATGCGATGGATCGGCACCTGCGGGTCAGCGCGCAGACCGGGCAGCCCGTGCCGTCGCTGGTCTTCTGCGCGAACGTCCGGCAGGCGGACTTGACGTCCAAGGCCCTGATCGCGGGGGGCTGGCGCGCTGCGCTGCTGACCGGCACCACGCCGGACGGCAAGCGCCGGGCGATGTTGACCGACTTCTTGCACCACAACGTCGACGTCGTCGTGAACGTCGGCGTTCTGACCGAGGGGACCGACCTGCCGCGCTGCGCGGGCATCGTCGCGGCGCGGCCGTTCCGGTCCAAGCCGCTGTGGCTGCAGTCGGTCGGGCGTGGGCTGCGGTTGGCGCCCGGCAAGGACGAGTGCATCGTCGTTGACCTCGCGGGCGCGCACAAGGAGCACCACGGGGTGCTCGGCGTCGCCGTCCTGAGCGGCGACGGCGAAGGCAAGGAGGCCGCCGGGCCGCCCCTGCCGGGCGCGACCTATGAGCCGCGGGTGCCGTTGACGATCAACGGCGTGGAGATCGTGCCGGGCGACGGGCGGCTTGTGCGCGCCCTGCCGGTCGTCGCCGGGCGGACCAAGGGCGCGCTGCTGGCCGGGCAGGACACCGGCCTGCGCGCCGCGATCTTCGCGGTCGGGACGCCGGACGTCACGAAGGACGGCAAGGAGTTTGTCAAGTGGGAGCGGGTCAACGAGATCACCGTCGGGCAGGACGTCGGCGATGATGTGCTGACCAAGATCGTCGGCACGGACATCGTGCGCGTCGTCAAGGCAGTCGGCGCGATGTCCTTGGACCGGGAGCGCAGGGGCCTGCAGGCGCCGTGGGCGCACGCGCAGGTCGGCGGCGAGCACGTGCGGGTCTGCTTCCTCGAAAGCATCCCGAAGCACGAGAGCAAGCGCGCCGGGGCGCTTTGGGTTGTGCAGGCCGGCGAGGCGGAGAACGAGGACGGGTACGTGATCGGCCTGCGCTACGTCGGGCGCCGGGGCGGCGTGGATGACCGGACCGGACAGAACCCCTACCCGACCGGGGCGGACATCCTGCGGCCCTTGGTTGCCGCGCCGGTGACGTGGTCGGTCGTCGATGCGCTGGCCGCGGACTACCTGCGGCAGACGATCAAGGAGGCCGCGGCCGAAGAGCGCTGGCGCCTGCAGCCCCCGTCGCAGAAGCAGCGGGACGCGGTAGTCTGGGCCGGCGGCAGCCGCGCGGCGGCGGAGGCGGCCGGGACCGCAGGCGAGTGCCATGACCTGCGGGCGGCGGCGCTGACGCAGCGTGACCCCGAGGCCGCGCGCTTGGTGCCGATGCTCAAGGCCGGGCGCCTGGGGGACCGCCTGTGACCGCCGGCGCGCACGATGGCTTGCCCTTCGCCCTGACGCTGTACGACGGCGCGCTGGGCGCACGGTGGGCATGGGCGGGCGTGACGACGTGGGGATGGGCGCGCGGTGTCCTCGCGGCGCGCCATGCGTCCGGCGGCCCGGTGCCGGTGCCCCTGCCGGACGGGCGGAAGGCGCAGGACACAGCCAAGGTCCGGTGCCCGTGCTGGTCTGCGGTGTCCTGGCGCCCGGACGCGGACCGGCCCGGGGATGACCGTGGGCGGCGCAAAGCCGACGGCGTGGCGCACGTCTTCGCGCTGACGCTGGACTACGACGACGGCGTGGGCCCTGTCGAGGCCCTTGACCGGTGGGCCGGCTATGAGCGGCTGGTCTATACATCGTGGTCGCATCGGCCGGATCGGCCGAAGTGCCGGATCGTGCTGCCGCTTGCCGAACCTGTGCCGGGCGCGGTGTGGTCCGGCGTATACAGGGCGATCCTCGCCGATGAGGGCGGGGCGGCCGATGCGAAAACGCTGGACCCGTCGCGCATCTGGTTCGGGCACGCGGAGGGCCACGGCGGGCCGCACTATGCGCGCTGGCGCCCCGGTCTGCTGCTGTCGCTGCTGGACTTGGCACTGGACGTCGATGCGAAGGCACAGGCCCGCGCTGAGGCGGAGGCGGAGGACCGGGCGCGCCGCGCGGCGCAGGCATCGGCGGCCCGTGCGGCGGCCGAGCGGCACGCGGACCGTGGCGAGGACGCGGCTGGGCGCTTGCGCCGGAAGCTCTTCGCGGTGGACCCTGATCTGCGGGCCCGCGTGGGCGCGCACGCCGGCGGCCGGATCGTGACCGGACCGGACGGCGGGCAGACGGTCCGCAAGGCGCTGTGCCCGGCCTGCGGGCGCCCCGGGGTGTGGTTCGGGGTGACCAAGGGGCGCGCGCGGTGCGACCACGTCAATACGTGCGGCTACGGGGCGGGTGAAGGGGTGCGGGTCATCGAATATGCCGACGCTGTCGGCTTTCTGGGGGTCTGATGGGCTACAGCTACGACGACGACGGGCAAGAGGGGCAGGACATCGCGACGTGGCGCGACGGCACGCCGGCGGCGATGGCGCGCGCGTCGGCAGCATGGGCGCCTGCGGCGGGCTGGGCCGCGGCCCTGGCGACGCCGGCGCTGGACAAGGCCGAGCGCATCGGGTCGCTGGTCCGGCTGCGGGAGTGGATCGAGGGTGACCCGCTGTGGCGGGCGGAGCCGTGCGGGCCGGGCCTGCCGGGCGCGGGGCTGCGGGAGGCTTTGGCGGACTTGGCCGGCGTGCACGGCTTCGGCGGCAAGGTCGCCGGGATGATCGGCGCGATCCGGGATGCTGAGGAGGCGGCAGGCAAGCAGCGCACCGCGGCGCGCAGGGCCCGGGTGGCGTCCGGCGGGCAGGACGAGGGCGCGGGCGGGTCGGTCGGCTTCGGGCGCGGCCCCGTGCCGGTCTGGGCGCTGCCCCCGGCTCTGCGGCCCGCGGTCGCGGTGAAGTGCGGCGGGCGCCTGATCGCCCCGCACCGGCACGGCTTGGCGGACGGCGCGGAGTGGTGGGCGGTCGGGTCGGACGGCGCGCTGCGGGCGTTCCGGGAGGTGGAGGGCAAGAGTGACGACGGCCCGCAGATCAAGATCCGGGTCGCGGCGCCGGGTGCGGTGTGGATCGTCGACCGGGGCCTCGACGTCGAGCATGGCCATGAGGTCGTGACCCTGGCGTGGCGCGCTGAGGCAGGCCCGGGGCCGGCGGACGGCGCGGGGGTCTGGCGCACCAAGACGGTCGGGCGCACGGTCATCGCGGACCCGCGCAAGCTGGTCGAACTCGCGCAGGACGGCGCGCCTGTGACCGCGGGCGACGTGGCCCGGTCGCTGGTCGATTGGCTTGCGGACCTGCTGACCGACCGGACCTATCGGACGCTGATCGGGACCGCGGCGGCCGTCGCCCCGCGCCTGGGGTGGATCGGCCCGGACCCTGAGCCGGACGGGTGGATCGGCCCGAACGGCAAGGATGGCGCGCCGGGGTGGATCGGCTGCGCGCCCGGCGCGGCGCCTGTGCGGCTGGCTGCCCCGGACGGCCTGGATGCGATGGCCGCGGCCCTGCGGCCGGCGGGGCGGCCGGACGCGCTGGCGGACGTGATGGCATCGGCGACCCCGACGCTGTGGTGCGCGGTCGGCGCGGCGCTGGCCTCGCCGCTTCTGCGGCCCCTTGGCCTGCAGGGATGGATCCTCGACATCGCCGGCGCGACGTCGGGCGGCAAGACGTCGGCGCTGACCGTCGCGGCGTCGGTCTGGGGATCGCCTGAGTCGCTCATCCGCACGTGGCGGGACACGGACGTCTTTGTCTTCGCGTGCGCGTCGTTCTTGGGGTGCCTTCCGGTGTACTTGGACGACACGAAGACGGAGACGGACCCCAAGCGCATCGCCCGGGTGGTCTACAGCCTGACGTCCGGGACCGAGCGCGGCCGGGGCTCGGCGGACGGCGGGGTGCGGGCGCTGCGCACGTGGCGCTCGGTCGGCATCCTGACCGGTGAGCAGCCGTTGACGTCGTTCTCATCGGACGCAGGCACGCGGGCCCGGGTGCTACCGCTCTGGGGGCAGGTCTTCCGCACCGCGGACGAGGCGGAGCGCGCGACCTTGGCGGCCCGGCGGTCTTGGGGCCACACCGGCGCGGCGTTCGTCCGGGCGCTCTGTCAGCCCGGGGCGCTTGAGCACGTGCGCGGCCTGCATGACGTGTGGGCCGAATGGCTGCGGGCGGAGCTCGGGACCGGGGCGGAGGGCGTGGCCCTGCGGCTTCGGCTGCCCGCTGCGGCGGTCCTGGCGGCCGTGGCTGCGGCGGTGGAGTGGGGCGTGCTGACCATCACCGCGGCGGCTTGGGATGGGATGCGCGCGGCCCTGCTGTCGTCGCTGCGCGCCGGGGCGGCGGACGCTGACCAGCCCCTCGCCGCGCTGCTGGCTGCGGAGTCGGAGCGCATGGCCCACCCCGACCGCTGGGCGCTGAAGGGCGCGCCGGTGTCGTCGGCGGACGTGCCCGCCGCGGGCTGGGCGGGCGTGTACGACCCTGACGCCGGGACCGTGTACTGGCTGCCAGGGGCGCTCGACAACGTGCTCGCGCGCGCGGGGTTCAGGCCCGCGGAGGTCTTGGCCCGGTGGTCTGACCGGGGCTGGCGCGTCGTCGACGCGGCCGGGGCGAACCCGCGCGTCGTCGTCGCAGGCAGCCGTGGGCGCGCGGTCGGCGTGCGGCTGGGGGCGGCCCTGCCGGATCATGCCGTGCCCGGGGCGCCCAAGGCCATCGCGCCGTTTGAGGGCAGGCCCGGCCGGACCGGACAGGCGGCCCCGCAGGCCCCGACGATGGGGGCGGACCCGAGCCTGCCGGACTTCGACGGCGAGCGGTGGATCCCCGACGACAACTAAGCCCACAGGCGCGGTGCTTTGGGCCGATTGGGCCGCTTGCGGGGTGCCGTGGGCGGCCCTTGGTGCGTCTGGGGGAGGCGGGGGAGCGGGACAGAGTGGCTCTTTGGTGGTAGCCCCCAGATTTGGCGAGAACGTAGAGCAGTAGCGCATAGGCACCACATGGGGACAAGGGACAGGATCTGAGAGGGTACGTATGAGGGAGAGCGCAAAACGACAATTTCCCCCGGAGCCCCCAGCCCCCCAAAGGGCCGAAAATTGTGAAAACCGAAGGGCCCGTGGGGGGTACCCTCTGCGGCTGTCCGTCCGGGCCTCCGAAGGGTCGATATTGAACGACTGTGCAGGATGCAGGCCGGTTATCGCGCTGGCCCGGCGCTTTGGCCCGTTGTCCCGGGCTTGGCAAGCTGTTGATATTGCAGGGGCCAGACCGGGCCGCTGCGGCCAGAGAGTCGGGCGGCTCTGTCCCGCTCGGGCGCGAGGGGGCGCAGTCCATGCACACACTTTCCGTTGACTGTCCGCAAAGCGTGCGCTATGCTGTCCGTGCCCAAAGGAGGGGCAGCACATGGCAACGCTGATCACCGAAGACGTCGCACAGTCCATCAGGAGCGCAACCGGGAGCCTGCGGGAGATCGCAGCCCAGCACGGGGTGAGCAAGTCGGTCGTGCACAACATCCGGGCCGCAGCCGGCATCGCTCCCGGCCCGCGCTACCGCAAGCCGGTCATCAAGGTCCACCGGACCGCCGGGCGCCCCAAGGGCTCCCCCAACACGCCGATGACCGACGACATGCGGGCGGCAGCCGTCAAGGCATACCGCGACACCGGGACCATCATCGGCACAGCGCGCACACTCGGCGTCGCCACAACGACTGCCCGGCGCTTGCTGGCCGGCGATCTGCGGCGGGTCTCTGAGATGGCGTCGACGGAGAAGGTGCCCGGCGTCAACGACTGCCCGGACTTCAGCATCGCCGCGCGCGTCGGTGGCCCCCGCGTCGTCGTCGTCGACCACGATGAGCGCGACGCCGACCGCTACACCGACCACGTCATCACCGTGCGGGTGTTCAAGCCCGCCCCTTGACCCCACCCTTTCCCCGCGCTATTGTCGGTCAGGCCGCCCGCGCCTACCCGACAAGCCGCCCGGACCCGCGCCGGGCACAAGGTCCGGACGGAGGGCGCGGGCGGCCTCCCTGCCGCGCTGCAGGGGCCCAGGACGGGCCGCAGCCGCGGGGCAGGGTCAAGGGTCGGGCGGGCTGACAGGGCGCGCCTGGGGGCAGCAGGGCGGGCCGTAGCGTCACAGGGCGCAAAGGGGTGCAAACGTGAGCGGTCTTCACGACCTGTCAGACGCAGAGAAGCGGGCGCGGGCCGTCGAGGACTTGATCAACGGCGAGCCCCCCGGCGTCATCGCTGAACGCTACGGAGTCAACCGCGCGACCATCTCGCGCTGGCACACGCCCGAGGTCCACGCCGAGCGCGACAAGCGCCGCGCCGAGCTCATCGCCGCCTCCCGCGCCCGCCTCGCCGGCATGGTGGACCGCGCAATCGACGCGCTTGACGAGATCGCCAACGACCCGGCCGCCCCGCCGCCCGCGCGGGTCGCCGCAGCCAACAGCATCCTCGACAGGGCCGGCGCGATCAAGGTTGACGAGATCACCGTCCGCGTCGAGGAGGCCGACGCATCTTCGGTTGCCGCCGGCCTTCTGGCCATCCTCGGGCGCGCGCAAGCCGAGCTGGGCAGCCTGCCCGAAGTCGTCGAGGCCGCCGACCCGTCCGACCCGGTCCCGGACCCCGCGTGACCGTCACCGACCCCGCCGCGGTCCTCGCCGATCTGACCGCGCGGGTCAAGGCCCACGCCGCGGCCGGCGAAGTGCCGCCCGCATCGCTGATCGCCGTCGTGACCGACCTTCACCGGCAGCTTGCGGTCTTGGCCCGGCACCGCGAGGCCCACCCGCTCGCCTACGCCCGCCTCTGGGCGCCCGAGTGCCGCACCTGCCCCCACCCCGACCCGGCCGCCCCCGCGCCGCCCAAGGGCCGCCGCGGCGCGCCGATGGTCGAGGTCCGCGGCACGATCCACCGCTGCCCGGTCTGCGGCGTCGAGGAGTCCCGCACGTCGCAGATCGGCGCGGTGCGCGCCCTCCTCGCCGGGGACTATGACAAGGCGTTCCTACTCGGCGGGTCGCGGACCGGCAAGACCGAAGCCGGCGCGCAGGTCGCTGTCGCAATCGCGCAGGGCGCTGACCACCCCGACACGCAGGCATGGGCAAGGCTCAACGGCCTGTCGCTTGACCGCATCCAACGCGGCCCCGGCCTGTTCTGGGCGGTGTCGCAGACGCACACGATGAGCAGGACCATCCAGCGCGAGAAGCTGGACAAGTACCTGCCCGCCGGGTCAAAGCGCCGGGGCTGGGAGGCCGACAACGAGGCAGAGGTCCGGCTGCCCGGCGGCGGCAAGATCGTCTGCAAAGCCTTCGCCCAGAACACATCGGAGGGCAACGCCAAGAACCCGTTTGAAGGCGCGAAGATCCACGGTGCATGGGTCGACGAAGAGCCGCAGTCGGTGCAGGGGTTCGACTCCATCGGCGCCCGGACCATTGACTACGACGGCCTTGTCTACGCGACGATGACGCCCCTGTCGGGCTGGACCCCGTTCCTGCTCACCAACGTCGGGCACCTCGACAAAGGCACACCGGCGCCGCCGCGCCTATTCGTGGCCTTCTTGCACGCGATGGACAACCCTCACGTCTCCCCGACCGTCGTCGCTGACAAGTGGGCCGGGAAGCCCGAAGCCATCCGGCGCAGCCGCCTCCGCGGCGAGATCGTCGCGCTTGAGGGCGCGGTTCACCCCGACTTCCACAACGGCCTGCCCTACGTCGTCCCGTCCTTCGACCCGCCCCTGCACTGGCCCCGCTACGGCGGGATCGACTTCGGCGCCCGCGCGCCCTTCTGCCACCTCTGGGCGGCGCATGACGAGAGCGCCGACGTGCTGCACATCTACCGCGAGCACTACAAGGCAGACGAGATCCTTGCCTACCACGCCGCCGCGATCTGGGCGGTGGAGGGCTGCCCAGCCTGCCAGCCATCCGACGGCGTTGGCTCGGATGAGTGGACGCGCTGGCGCGTGCGCTGCGCCGACGGGACGCACAGGTGCGAGACCTGCAGCGGCACCGGCTTGACCACCGACGCCCCGACGATGCGCTGGGCAGACCCGGAAGGCAAGGACCAGCGCGGGATGCTCTCAACCTTGTACGACCTGCCGACCGCCCCCGCAGAGAAGGGCCGCGCGGCGTCCTTCCAAGTCCTGTTCGACCGGATGACCGTGTCACCGAAGCATGGCACGCCCGGCGTCATCATCCACGACTGTTGCGTCAACCTGATCCGCGAGACAGCCCGGCTGGTCTGGCGCAAAGGCCGCCACGGCGAGACCGCCGACCGGTGGGAGACCGACGGCGACGACCACGCACACGACGTCCTGCGCTACCTCGTCTATGCCCTGCGCGGGCGGTACAGCACCCCGACCGAAGAGGGCACCGGTTGACCTTGACACGCGCCCCGGGCTATGATCGCGGCATGGCCACCCCGACCGACCCTGCCCCCCTTGCCGTCGCCCCCACGTCCGCGTGGGGCCGCATGTACCTGTCGGTCGCGAAGGCGCTCGGGCTGGTCAACCCGGTGGAGAAGCCGCGCGAGTTCATCGCCGGCGGGGACTACGCCGCGGCAGCGCCGACCGAGGGCCTGTACAGCCCGGTCATCGCCCTCAGCGCGTACCTGAACCCCTGGGTCTTCTCCTGTGTCAGGGCCATCGCCGGCGACCTCGCCGCCCTCCCCATCGTCGTCAAGCGCCGGGGCGAAGTCGTCGAAGGTCATTGGCTCCCCAAGGCTGTCGCCAACAGCGGGCACCCGTCCAGCCGCACATGGCGCGAGGCGACCGTGCGGGACATGCTCCTCGCCGGCCGGTCGACGTCGGTGCTGCTCTACAGCAACCTGACCGGCGCCCCCATCGGCGTGCGGTGGGCCCACCCCGAGCGGGTCCGGGTCATCCCCGCCGCCGACGGCACGCCCTTGGGCTACGAGATCGGCAGCGACAGCGTCAAGCAGTACCCGCCCGAAGCGGTGCTGTCGGTCCTGACCCTTGGTGTCCTCGACGGCCCCGAGGCCCTCGCCGGTGTCGGTGCAACACAGGTGCTCCACAGCGACCTGACAGCCGATCAGGCCCTCGCCGCCGGCACCGCGCGCAAGGCCCGGTCGGGCCGCCCCTCGGCGATCTACCGACCTGCAAGCAAGGACGTCGGTCAGGGATGGAACGCTGCAGCCATCGCGCAGATCAAGACGCAGCTCGCCCGCCTGTTCAGCGACAGCGACGGCGGGGTCGCGGTCCTCGGCGCGTCCGGCGCGGAGCTCGACCTTCTCGATTGGGCCCCGAAGGACATGGACGGCCCCGCGCAGCGCACGTGGACCCGTGACCTCATCCTCGCCGTCTTCGGCGTGCCGCCCGTGCGCCTCGGCGTGGATGCAGCCAACATCTTCGCCACCGCCGGCGCGCAGATGACCGCCTACTGGACCGACCTGAAAGGCAAGATCGCGCCGCTGGACGAAGCGATGACGATGCTCGCCCGGCGCGTTGACAAGGACGACAGCATCACCGTCGAGCATGACTTCAGCGGCGTCGGGCCGCTGCAGGCCGCCGACAGCGACATCCTCGCCCGGATCGCGCAGCACATCGCGAACGGCATGGACCCCCGCGTCGCCTACGCCTACGAGGGCTGGGACGACGTGCCCGAGGGTGCCTTCACCGCCCCCGCCGCCCCGGCAGCCCGCGCCGGGCAGACCCCCGCGCCCGCGCCTGCCGACGACGCCCCTGGCGACGAAGACGACGACCTCGCCGAAGACGAGGACTTGGCCGGCGAAGACGCTGACCTTGCCGCGTCGCTGTCCGACGCCGCCGACGTGCTCAGCAACCCCGACGCCACCGACGCCGAGCGCGCCGAGGCCATCGCCGCCCTGACCGCTGCCGCCGAGGCCCTCGCGGCCCGGGGCGACGGGTGAAGGTCGACCGCGACATCGAGGGCATCGACCGCAAGCCAACCGCGGGGATGGCTTCCAACGCACGCCTCGGCCTCCGCCTCCGCGAAGAGCACGGCCGGGGCGGGACCGCCAAGGGCGTCGCGCGCGCCCGGGACATCTCCAACCGCGTCAACCTCAGCGATCGCACGATCCTGCGGATGCACTCCTTCTTCGCCCGCCACGGCGCGCAACAGACCGCCGCGGGCTGGGAAGACCGGACAGACCCGTCCGCGCAGTGGATCGCATGGCTGCTCTGGGGCGGCGACTCCGGCCGGCGCTGGGCGCGCACCCGCCGGGATGCCATCATGGCCGCGCGCAAGCCGAAGCGCCGCGCAGCCCGCCGCGCCCCGGTCACCCGCGCCGCCGGCAAGCCGCCGCGCCTGACGGTGGCCCGGTCGCGCCGCATCGTGGGCAAGGCCCGCCGCACCCAAGAGCGCGCCGTGCTCCGCGCATGGTCCGGGGCCCTTCGTGCTCAGCGGGACCGGCTCATCGCACGGCTCGGGGCTATTGACGCCGCCCGGGGTATACGCGCCGGCCTATTGACGCCTACCGGGACCGCCCCGGTGCGCCGGGTGCTCATTGCCGATGACGTCGCCGCGCTGTTCAGCGTCGCAGCCGAGGCGCTGACCATCGCCGAGGCCGTGACCAACGTCATCGGGGCGACCGTGCAAGTGGGCTGGGGGCTCTTCAAGGCATGGCTGACCGCCCCGGACGGCCGCGGCATCGCCTGGGAGCCAACCCTGACCCCGACGCCCGGCTTGCTCGCTGAGCAGGTGACCAGGGTCAACGAGACGACCAAGCGCCAGATCGAGGCCGAAGTCATCGCCGGGATCACCGCCGGCGAGTCGATTGGCGACATCCAAGAGCGCGTGCGGTCGTCGCAGGCGTTCAGCGCCGCGCGGGCCTTGACCATCGCCCGGACCGAAACCAACCGCGCCCTGCAGGCCGGGACCGACCTCGCATACGGCCAAGCGGCCAACCTCGGCGTCGACTTCGAGGTCGAATGGGTGCGCGCCCCCCTCCCCGTTGAGCCGGACCGCTCCCATCGCCGTTGCCACGGTCAACGTGTTGCACCCGGTGGCATGTTCGTGATACCGTCGGGTCAAGACGTAGGGGCCGCCGCTCCGTCCCCCGGCGGCTTCGGCATCGCCCGCCAAGATATCAACTGCCGATGCGGCACCCGCCCCGTCTTCAAGGACTGACCCATGCTCTGCGCCCCGGTCATCGCCCGCCCCGCCGACGTGCGCCGCGCCTTCGTGGAGCGCCGCGCGGCCGGTGGCCTGCAGCCCGGCGAGATCGAGCCGGCGCCGCTCTTCCGGTCCCTGATGCTGCGCGCCCTGCCGATGGGTGATGAGCGGCCGGACGACAGCGACGACGCGCCCCCGCGCTACCGCTTCGTGATGTCGATGAGCACGCCCGATGAGGCCCACGACCTCGTCATGCAGGATTGGGATCTGTCCCGCTTCGCGCAGAACCCCGTGGCTTTCTTCAACCACAACTCTTGGGGCCTCCCCATCGGCAAGTGGGTCAACCTCGCCGTCACCGACATCGCCCCCGGCGTGAAGGCCCTGACCGGCGCCTTCGTCCCGTCCGACGCGACCGAGACCAGCCGCGCAGTCGCCCGGCAACTCGCCGAAGGCGTCTTGAATGCCTGCTCCGTGGGCTTCATCCCCGGCAAGATGACCGACCGCAGCAAGTACCCCACCGACGACCCCCGCTGGGCAGCCCGCGGCTACGTCTATGAAGCGCCCCGCCTCATGGAGTGCAGCATCGTCGGCACCCCGATGCACCCCGACGCGATTGCGCAGCGGTCCACCGACGACGCCGAGACCCCCGCCCCGGCTGACGTGTCCGCAGAGACCCCCGCGCACGTCACCGAGGCGGAGGCCGCCCCGGCCGATGCCGACGCCGATGCGCTGGACCTCATCGAGCGCGCCCTTGCGGCCCTCTTCCCCGTCTCCACCTCCTCCGTCTGACCCTCTCTCCCGCGCCGGGCGGCCCTCCCGGTCATCCACCCAAAGGAGGCCACGATGGCCGACAGCAGCACCCTCCAGGCCCAGGTCGACGTCCTCGTCGGCAAGGCCATCAACACCGCCAAGGCGGACATCGAGCGCAGCGTCAACGACGTCAAGCTCACCCAAGAGCGCCAGACCGCCGAGGTCGCCAAGCTCGACGCCGCGATCACCGCGCTCAAGGCCCGCGAGATCGCCGGCACCCCCGCGCCCTTCGACGGTCCGGCCGCCAGCCTGACCCGCAGCTTCGGCCGAGACGACAGCCTCCAGCTTTTCGGCGCGACCCGCCGGATCGCCTTCGGCTCTGAGCAGCACACCGAGCGCGCCGACGGCCTGCTCACGTCGACCCGCACCTTCGGTGAGGGCCACGCCGAGATCAAGGATCTGTTCGAGGCCCTCTACGTCCGCCTAGCCCTGCGCGGCCTGAACGTCGGGCGCGCGTCCGGCGGCGAGTTCGGCCGGGCGGCCCTGGAGCACGGCGGCGACATCCTCGCCCGCCTGTCCGACCGCCTGCAGCGCAACGGCCTGACCAAC